TTTTCGACAATGCCGAGAATGGCTCAATCATGGACACGGAAAAGTTTTTTGGCGTTGAACTTTTTTAGATCCGCTTTGGTATCGAGAGCATCCATCGAATCAAGAATGTAGATGAATTTCCGACCGTCTTTGAAAGCGTCGTCAATGTTGTAATAAAAATCCTCCGTGAATTCTGAGTTGATCGGCTTGGCCCGCGTTCCCTGCGGAGGTTCTAAGCGTCGTGCAACTGCCTTGCCAAAAAACTTTTCCGTGTCCATGATTGAGCCATTCTCGGCATTGTCGAAAATGAATCGATAATCTTTGAAGTAAGTATTGATCGCCGCTTCAGCAAGGCATGTTCGAGTGAGGAACGTTTTGCCTGACGACGTATCACCAACGAGAAAGATGTAGAGACCCTTCAAGAATGCACCGGATGAGAAACCACTGCAATTCAGATTCAACAACGTCGAACCGGATGACAGCAAGTCTCTCTCTTTGAAGGGTCGTTTCTTCTTTTTCTTTTTCAGCAACGCTCGTTTCATCGCTTTCGCTTCACTCATTGTTTCGGCTTTCTTGTAAGTAAAAAAGAGGGGAGAGATGACATCCTGCCTCTCTCCCCCCAGCGTTTCTCATCCGTGATGCCAATCGAGTATCAATCCTTGTGCTCATCCATGCTCGATTCAGAACGGTACGTCGTCATCTTCTACCTTGTCACTTTTCTTTTTTTTTGACTTTTTCTTCTTGGGTTTTACCTTCTCTTTCGATTTCGACTTCGATTTTTTCGACTTTGATTTTTTCGATTTTGATTTTGACTTCGATGGTGCGGGTTCTTCGTCATCGTCATCGTCGTCGGAATCGTCATCGACATCGTCGAAGCCGTCCTCATCGTCTTCTGAATCATCCTCATCGGAATCATCATCGTCTTCTGAATCATCGTCATCATCATCGTCGTCATCGTCCGAATCATCGTCGTCGTCATCCGAATCATCGTCGTCGTCGGAATCATCATCGTCAGAATCAGAATCATCATCGTCATCATCATCATCATCATCGGAATCTTCGTCGTCATCGTCACCCTCGTCGTCATCAGAATCAGAATCATCATCGTCATCATCGTCATCGTCAGAATCGTCGTCATCGTCCTCATCGTCATCGTCCTCATCTGGCTTGGGTTTCGGTTTGGACTTCGATTTCTTTTTCTTGGACTTCGATTTCTTGGACTTCGATTTCGACTTGGAATCACTATCGTCATCATCATCGTCGTCATCGTCTTCGGGATCAGTCGTGCCTTGGAAAATAGCTTCCAACTCATCATATTCGATTTCGACAAACAGTTCATCGAGGCAGACCGTATCGTCAATGATCTTGTCTTTGTAGTCACTGTCACGGTCGATGAACTCGACAGATTTTACAGCGATGTGTTTTCGACCCATGAAACTGTCGTTTCGCGTTTTCACTTTGAGGGTCTTGCCGCCTTTGAGATGGTGGAACGTATGCAAATCACCATCCTCACCATCGTCTTGGATCTCCTCATCGATCAGACGACCAAACAGATAGTGTGATTGTTCTACGAGTTGAACACCGGCCTTTTTGTCTTTGCGGTCGAGGACATTGAAGAACTGACGGCGTTTCGCTTTCAACGCTTTGGCTAGATCATCGTCTCTACCTTCGCGATCTTCCACGACTTTCTGTTCTTCGCAGACTGGGCAGTCTTTGCCGAAGTTTTTCGCAGGACAGATGTAGATCGATTTCTCAGGGCCTACGTTCGTGTGTCGATAATACGTTCGCTCGTAATGGAGCTGACCCTCGTCGGCGTATTCATTGCCCTCGCCAACAACGTAGGGCAGAATATCGAGTAAGTACGTTCCCTTCTTTTCAAACTTGAATATCGTCACGTCATCTGGCAAATTCAGGTATGTGCGGGAGAATCCTGAGTTTCTTTTGTCGGCCACTTCCTTCGCGTTGGTGTACTCTCTTTTCTTTTTCTTGTTCTTCTTTTGCTTCTTGGTTTTAGCCATTTTTGTTGTTTGCTTCCTGTGCTCGATGTTTTGCTCTGTACCATGCAAAGACTGTCAGTCTGGTGGTAAAGTAGCAAGTGAATGGAAATGATAAACTAAACACGGCCATGAGAATCAGTGTCTCAGTCATGCTGTTTTTTGTCCTTTTCTCCTCACCTTTTGAAGTTGTTCTTCTTGGAAATCCTCATCGTTCGGATGCGGTCGTGCAAAGTATTTTTGGCCGTGAAGATAGACCATGTTTTCGAGAGTCTTCTTTCTGTGCTCCATTCTTCTGACCATCGATTCAAAGAGTTCGATTCTGTACTGCTCGTCACGAATTTTCTGTACGATCACTCGCCACTTTTTATGATTTGGCAGGGCTGCTTTCATTCCCGTCTCTGTGATCTTGTCGAAACCAAACTTAGTGGGGTTTGTTCGCATCTCTTTATATCGGTCAGCGATGATGACATCACGTCTCGATTTCAGCTCACCGATTTTCCAGTTAGCCGCTGCCAACTTGCTGGCGTACTTGAAATACAGACCGTCTTGTCTCGCACATTCGCTGACCAATTCCATCTCATTCGGATCTTGCAAATCGATTTCGATCTGAGGAACCGTTCGTTTTTTCTTTGTCTTTTCTTTTGTCATACTTGTTTCTCCATAGTATTATCAACCTAGCTGGTGAATCGTTGGCCATTATTCCGGCTAATCATGGCAGATTTCAAAACAAGCAGCACACAAACCGGCTTTGCCACTCTGAAAAAAGTCATCACAAAACGCTGTAACGATGGCGTACCCGCGAGACTTTCCCTGGCCACAAGCCAGCATCATCGACCGACCATAGCCAAGCACGATGTGACGAGTTGTCTCAGGTTCTTCTTTCAACTTGCTGAGAATGTCAGCAATTTTTGTCCAATTGGGCCGTTCACTCCCCAGCATCTTGGCAAGATCGAAACTGACCGTATCAGCATCAAGCCCCTCGCCACATATTTTGATCCGCTCTTCCTCATCTTCAATGAATGAGATTTTTTCGAGCATGACAAGAGCCGACCGTGCAGAACCATCTGCCCCATCAACCAACTCTTCCAACACGTCGTCAGATATTTTGATCTTCTCTTTCTTCGCAACTTCTTTGACGAGGTCTTTCATGCACTTCTCAGGGATAGAACTCAAAGCAAACTTGGTAGCTCTGTCTCTGATCGTTTTCGATAGTTTGTTTGGCTCTGTCGTCGCGAGAATAAAATAGACGTGCTCTGGCGTGTCTTCCAACATCTTGAGAAAAGCATCCTGAGCCTCTTTCGTCAGTCGGTGAGCCTCATCTATCAGCCAGATACGAACGCTGCCTTCCATCGCACCCTGATTGTATTTTGCTTTGATGCTGCGAACCATATCGATTCCACGGAAGTCAGCACAGTTCACCTCATAGAAATCGTGCTTACTGCATTTCAATTTTTTGGCCAGGATTCGTGCAAGTGTTGTTTTGCCAGTGCCACCCGGCCCATGGAACAGGATCGTGTGGGGGACTTTGTTTTGCTTCACCATCTTGGACAGAACTTTCTTGACAGTGCTCTGACCAGCAAGGGACTTGAATGAATTTGGTCTGTGCTTTTTGTAAAGCTCGCTCATGAAATTCCTCCTCGAATGCTTGTAAAACTAATTGATTGATTTCAAATTTTGTGAATCCAGCCAGACTGATATGCACCTCGATGGGTTCTGATCCTGGCGTGTTTATCTTTATCTGGATTTCGCCCCCCGTCACGAAATCCTTGAACGCTCTAGCGTCCATCGTGTAATTTTCGATTCTCATACTCGATCTTTCTAGCTTTCGCTTTGCCGGATGCTTTAATGATTTTGTGATATCGTTTCATCCATTCGATTTTCGTTTCTTTTGGTGGAGGTTCTCGCATCGGCAATCTCCCCCCGCCTTGAGCTATAAGACATCGAGGGTGAAATTGCATCAAGCACGGTTCATTGCAGATGCAACATTCAGCTCTCATATTGCAAGATCCTTTTTCTCGTACCAGTTTTGATCGGACCCTTCCGCGTCTACCTCGAGCGGAACAATGATCCATTTCCATTCTTTGCGAATGTCTACAGTCATGACTTGTTTTGCGAGTTCGAGGTATTGTCTCAGCTCGCTTTTGTGAACGTCGGCCATGATCGAATCGTGAATCTGACCGACAATCTTTGTCTTCCAAGACCGCGTTTTATTTACCAACTGAGTGAGAGACCACAACAGACAATGAAATGCAGATCCCTGAATCGGGTAGTTGATGACATCATTCTTTCCAAACGCTCCCTCGATCTCAAAGCCGGTCAGTAGTTTGATTTTGCCGGTCTTGAGATATTGCCTGTGCCATCTTTCCTTCCACTTGGCATAAACCTTGAACTGTTTCCAGAGTTTCTCTTCCACGAGTCGAACGTGATCTACAAACGTCCCTGCTTTCGTTTCGATTCGGCCAGATTTCCAATTCGATTTGGTGAGGCCGAGTTTGTCGATACCTTTTTCTTTGAGCCATTTCTTGACCCGCTTGTCACCAATCTTGATGTTCATCTCACTCATGAGATTCCACAGATTTTCTGCACAGCTCATGAACCAGTCACCGTAAAATTCTGCGAACACAAAAGCATTCTTCGCAACGAAGCGGGCGTCTTTGTTGATCTCGCTCGGCTTGCATTTGAATAATGCTGCACCCATATCACGATGCATATCTTTTGCCGGATCGTTGATGTAGGAAATCAGGTTGGGGTCTTTGTTGTAGCACGCGGAAATCTTCACCTCCAATCCACCATAATCGATCTCGACTAGAATGTGATCTTCTCGCGGAATGAATGCGGTCCTGATCA